AAGGTGCTTTTAATTCTTGGTGTGTTTCGCAAGGCATATAGTAAACTACACCCTCTACTTCGTGTTCGTGATAACCACCACAACCCATTTCTTCAGCTACCTTTATTGCTTCTTCTTTGGTTTCGTATGCTTGTTTACCATCAATTTGCTTTAGGCTAAATTTTCTTTTTTCAACACCAGTTTCTTCCTCAATAGTTTCATCATCTTGTACTGACTTATCTACATCTGTAAATTCTAAAGGTTGTAACGTTGTAAAGTATAGGTTTAAGCTAATTTCATTGTATGCTAATATTTGATCAAAGCAATCAATTAAAAGTTCTTGAAATGGTCTTATAACTGTATTATCCATAAGTAAGGATGCAGTCTTTATTTCTTCTGCATTATTACCTAAACCAGAACCATCTTTAATACCTAATAGCATAGGTGATACAATACGATGTGCTACCATTATTTTTTGTGTACTTTCCTCACTTAAAAATTGGTATTGGTTATGTGCATCACTTAATTGTACTGGTGTTATTTCTGCTTGTGATTCTTTGTTATCATTAAAGGCTAAAATAAACTTACCTGCGTTTGATGTACCACTAAACTTTTGAGCAATTTTATTTTCTATTAATTTGCGTTCTTGTTGGTTAGGTGTACCATTGTTAAAGTTAATAAGCATTGATGGTGCTAACCCATTCATTATGTTGTTTAAATGGTAATTAGATACTTCTTCTTCTAATTCTGCATATTGTAACCCACCTTGATAATCTACTGGTGAATAGTAGTAAAACCCACTTTTATATGGTTTTATGTAGTAAATTTCTATACCCTCTTTAGACATTCCAAAAGCTGGTATTCTTAAAGGTTCATCAGTACGTTTTATGTTTGCCCAATCATCAAAATAATAATAAGCTGGTATTTCACCATTTTCATCACATTTTTCAGCACGTAATGTTTCAATAGGCATATGCTCTAACTGAACAATTTTACTTCTATCTTTAGAATAAATTACTTGTATTGCAGCATTACCCATTAATTTTAAATCGTAACATACTTTTCTAACTACATCCTTTTTAAACAATGCAATCATTTGTGCGTACTCATTAGGTTTTCGGTTGCTATCAGTAGCGTTTAGTCCTTTTCCATATATAGCTTGACTAATGCCATTAATAGCAGCATTATTAGTAGGTGAACCATTGTATCTATCTATTAAGTATTGAAAATAATTGTTATCTGCACCATATTCTATCCAATCTTCACCATTAACTTCTTTAATTTCTGGACTTGTGTAAGTACTTAAATTAACAAAACCAAATTCTGAAACCTTTGATGCTTTTGTAAATTGTCCTTTACTATTTCTTTGTCTTTTCATATTACTATATAAGTATTATTATAACTATTGTAGGTTGTATATTGCCCTTTATTTAAGTTATAATAGTCATTACTATTTTGGTCTATATCTTGATCTGTACAGAAAATTCTATCTTTATAAATAACTCCATCACTTGCATCATCTACATTCCAAAACGTTGTATCGTTTTCCCATAACTTAACATTTGTATTCCAAAAACTATTTGCAGTTTCTAATGTTACATCATAAAAATGATTTTCTACTAATATAGGGTTAAATATATTTGTAAATGTTAAATAATTACCTACTTGTGTAGCACCATTAATTTCATATGTTTTTACTACGTTTGTACTATCATCACGAATAGACATAATAAAATCACTAATGTAATCTCTTGGTATTACTGATAACGATTGTGCAGTTGCACTTGTGGTTAATATAATCATCAACTATATAACGTAAATAATTACCTAATTTGTAGAAATTATGTTGTAAAAAAAAAGCACCCTATAAAGGATGCTTAATTTATTAACTAAAATTAAAACTATGCAGTTGGATCAATTTGTGTTGCATCCCCAGTTACAGGTGCATCTAAAAAGTATGGTGCAGTTTCTTCCATACCCTCAAAAGTAAGTGTAAAACCACTTAAATCACCAGCTGCTGCACCAGTTACTACTGTACCACCAGTACATTCCATTCCATTTTCAAACCCACACAAGAAACTATTACCGTAATAATCTTCAACTACAACTTGTGGTCTTGCTACTGCAAGTATTTGTAGTTCTGCTTGTGTTTTTGCATCTAAATAAGTTAGTGTTAAGTTTAAAGTTTGTGTGTAAAATGTAGTTCCATTTTCTCTACTACTTGTTACAGTAGTTTCTAAAGATGAATTACCCTTTACATCAAATTCAAACCACGTTGGACTACCAGATAATGTAGCTTCTTTAGTTGTACTATCTACTGTTACAGATGTTACCCCCCCATAATCAGCAAAATATACTCTTTTAATACCCCCAAACGCTGATTTGCAAGGTATCTTTCTTCCAGTTGTTAATAAACAAGACATATATATATTTTTTTTAAAAAAAAAGGGCAAGTAGATGACCTACCTACCCTAATTTATTGGTTAATTAATTTTAAGCGTATTCTACTAAATCTTCAGCAATTCCAAATTGTACTGCTGATGTAAAACGCATTACCATTCTTACATTGTTTGAAGCATCTAAATCTGCCATATCCAATACTTTAATAGAATTTGTATCGTTTAACAATCCAGTTCCAAAGTATAGGTTACTTCTTTGTGCTGCATACATTTTGTTGTCTGACATTCCAGGACATACAAAAATCTTAACACCATTTACAGTTAGTGATCCGTTATTCCACCATTGAGTACCTTGTGCATTTACACCATTTGCACCCAATCCATTCGCTGCAAAACCACCTAATGCTTGTACATAGTGTTTAGCTGCTTTTGAACCAATGTATAAAAATAAATCTTCTTTTCCGTAAAGTGAAGCTGGTATTGCATCTACTACTTTAGATAATTCTGCAATAATATTTGTTGCATCTAAACCACCTGCTACTGCTGCTACTTGTTGTGCTGCTGGGATATCCCCTGCTGCTGCTGATGCTGCAATTAGTTTTTCAAACCCATCAAATGAATTGTTAGTACCTGCTGCTGTATCACCTTGCCAAATACAAAATTCTGTATTCTGTGCTACTTCTGCTGCTACGTGTGCAATCATAAAATCAGAAAATTTAGGTGGTAATGACTGACCTAAACCATACCCCATTTGTTGTGCTTCCCAATCGTTCACAAAATCATACTTACATAATTGTAGGTTAACTTGTAATTCTACTGGTTGTATAATTCTTTCTGTTAATGTTACAGATGAATTAGGTGTAAAATCACAACTTGCTGGACTTACTAATGAACCAGTTGCTAATTTTTTTAATACTTCTTTGTAAGCAATATTTGCTTTTACTGTAATACCACCATCATCAATAGTTGATGCAGATAGTAAAGCTGCTGCAATATACTCACCAGCAAATTCACCAGCATAAGTTGTAGTGATATTAACTGTAGTTGCAAGATTTGTTTTTCTTAAATTTGCCATTTTTATTTTATTTATTTAATTTATTTAATACTCTATCTAAAGTTGTTGCGAATTTTCCACTTCCAAACTCTACTTTAGTTTTGTTAGATTTTGGTGCTGAATTTCTTGTAATTGGTTTTCTTGCAGCAGATAAATCTTCTTTTTTCTTATCTTCTACTTTTTCTTCTTCTTTTTCATCCATTAAAGAAGAATATTGTTTTTTAAGTTCTTCAATTTCAGATTTTACTTCTTCAATAACTGGTGCAATAACCTCAACTACTGCTTCAACTATTGCTTCAACTTCTGATGCTACTTCTTCTGGTACTTCAGTTTCAATAGTTTCTTCTAAATCTTCAGTTTCTTCTTTAGCTGGTACATCATCAGATACATCCCTTACATCTGCAATAATACCCTCTTCTTCTACGATCAATAGCTTACCATCTTCAAGGATATATTCCCCTACTGGCATTGCTACTTTTTCATCATCTGTTACAATGAATACTTCGTTGCCTTTTTCTAATGATTCAGTTGTGATAACTGTACCATTTTCCAGCTTCATTTCTTCAAGTTTTACCTCGATGTTTAGAAGCGTTTTTATGTCATTTAACATTTTGGTTGCTTTCATAATACTTATATAACGATTTTTAATTTATTTTTTGCGTTTTCAGTCTGTTCTTGTTATTACTCCAATACCTTGTGCGTGTATAGAACCATCACAACATTCAATAGAATACTTGTTAGTATCCCAACATAAACAAGCACGTGATGAACCAGTAGGTGGTGATGTTCTACTTGGTATAAAGGTTTTATTTTTGTTGTTTCTTTGCATTAAGACCAATCTCTAAATTCCATTTCATTTTTTTGATATTCGCTATCTGCTTCACGCATATCTTCAAGTCTTTGCATATGCTCATCAAATCTATCATAAACATCATTTACATCAACACCTAATTCTTCTGCTCTTGTTCTAATTTCATTTAAAGTATCAATATCACTTGAAACATCATCAAACCTTAAAACTGTACTTCCGTTGTGTGTATATTCATCGTTTAATGTCATCCACGCTTGTCTGTATTCTTCAAATTTTTCTTGATGCCATTCGTAAGCTAAATAAGATAATAAACTCCCTTGATCTTCTATTTCATCATAGCTATAACCTAACTGGTCTATCAACCCTAAAGCTACTTTATGTGCTTTTAAATCTACCTTTTTATTAGGCATTTTATCTAATACTTTTTCTAATCTACTTTTCATTTTTTTATTTATTTATGATCTTAAATCTATTTTATTTATTGCATCTGTTACATTAAGATATTCTTGGTAAACTTGCTCAACATAATTAATAACCATTGTTGCATTTATATTTGCATCTGTTGTATTACCACCAACACCAATTTCATCTAAAGCATCTTGTAATTGTTCAGATTTTATTATTAAATCATTAGCATCATTTGCAAGATTATTATATAAAATATCTAAACTTCCAACTTCTAACATTAAATCAGCTATTACATTAATCATTCTTGCAACTTCATTATCTAATTCTTTAGCTTGTTCTTCAACTTTTGTATTAAGTTCTTCAATATCTCCAATTAAACTTAAATCTACTTTATGATTTTTAAGGTTTACTTTTTTAGGTAGTTTACCATATACCTTTTCAATGTTATTTTTCATTGGTCAATATATTTATGATTTTATTTAATATCTCTTGATTACTTTTATCTTTTGAATACTCATCTTTAATCTTGTCATTAGGTGCTTCCATTTTGTCTGCAAAGTACCCCTCAATAGAAAAACCTTTAACTTTATTTGTCTTAACATACTCTTGCCATATTTCATCGTTATTAACTTTTACTGCACCCATCCAAGTTCCTACTGGTACATTTAATCCATATTTTCTTGACTTGTCTTGTACCTCATCCTCTACGATCCAACTTTCAACAAGTGTTAAACCACTTAAAGTTTCTTTATGTTCCAATGTACTGTTATGCTGGTAGCCATTCTTTAGATACATTTGTGATGCTTTTTGTACTGTATCTTTTGAAAAGTAAATGTAATATTCACCCTCTGCACCATTTCTGTAAATAGGTTTATTAGGTATTAACAAAGCACCCATTAAGATTTTCTTATCACCATCTACTTTAGCCAATTTTATTTCTTGGTCTTTTAAAGCAATAAAATCTGATTCAATAGCTGGACTTTCTACAATAGATATTGCTTCAACTCCAGTTTCCTCTTGTTCCTCATCTAAAATAAGTTCTATTATTTTCATAATTATATAACGTTTTTAATTTTAAATTTTGCGTTTATCCTATACTTGCACCCTCAATTATATTTCTGTCTAACTCTTGAGCAGTAGATACATCACTTGCAACAACGTATGCTTGTACTGGTTGTTGTGTTTGTCCACCTATTGCATCTGCTAATTGATTTGTACCACTTGCACCCACTATATTAAATGCTGGTGGTACGCTTTCAGTTGTTGGTGCTGAAACTCCAGTTGATGGGTTTGTACCACCCCTTGCATTACTTGGTGTTGTTTTTAATATATCTTTTACAGATTTAAAACCAATAGCAGCAGTTGTAGCTATGTTTGCTACTTTTAAGCCAAATTCAAAAGGTGTAACAGTCTTTGTAGCAAGTTCAGCAGTAATTCCTTGATAGGTGTTTATTAATGCAGCAGCAGCAGCAGTTGCCTTACCAGCTGCACTTTGTTTATCAAATAAAGATGACATATTATTAAGTGTTTGTTTTGCCATCTCTAATGTAGCAGCAGTCTTTATTTTTTGATCTTTTTCTTCTTGACTTGTATATTTTTCTTTTACACCGTTCTTTAATGCTTCATAATGTTCAACAATAGCTAATTTTTCATCTTCAGTTGCTTTTAAAAGTTCTAATTCTGCTATTGTATCTGCTTGTTCTTTTTCAAGTTTTGCAATTTCACGTTCTTCATCAGTTAAAACCTTAAATTCATCTTGAATATCTTTTATACCTTGTAAACGTTCTAATTCTTTTTGTTCTGCTTGTAATCTATAAGTTTCATTTATAGCATCTTCTTCTGCTATTCTTTGTGCTTCAAGTTCAGCAGTATCAAGACCAAATTGTTTTGCTTTTTCTATTAAACCAAAATATTTATCACTTACTGCATTTAGTTCTTGCGTTTGTTTATCAAGTTGTTTTTGAAAATAAGAATCTTCAAGTTTAGCAATTTCTTCTATTGTTTTTGCCTTTTCTTCAATAGCTGGATCAACTTCAACTTTTTCTTTTAATTTTTCTTTTTTCTTTTCTAATGGTGGATTAAGTAATAAATCAACATCTAATTCTTCACCTTTTAGTTTAACAAGTTTAGCTTGTAAATCATTTATTTTTTGTTGTTCTTCAACTGTTGCTTTATCAGCTTTAGCTAACATTTCTTTTTGCTTACTATAACCAAGAAAAAAACCAGTAAGACCAGCATTAAATCGTTCCGTTAAAGTAATTTCTTTTGCTGCTGCCTTTTCTTGCTCTATTTGTGTTTCAAGTATTTTAATTGATGTTTTTAGTATCGCATCTTTTGCTATTAATATTTGTTTTTGTTTTTCAAGATTTTCTGCATTATCTATACCTCTTTGTTCGTTGTATTTTTGCTCTTTTTGTAAAAGTGATAATTTTGTTTCAACTGTGTTTTTATTTTGTTCAAGTAGTTCTTGTTGTTTTTCTAAATCTTTATTTATAAAACCTAATGCTTCACCTATTTCATCCCAATATTCAACAACCAAACCTAAAGCAACAACTAAAGCACCAATACCAGTTGATATTAATGCAGTTTTCATTGCCTTACCACTTAACTTTGCAGCCTTGCCTACTGCAACTAATTTAGATGCTAAACCACCAGTATATCTATCTAATTTTCTAACTACTTCATTTCCTAATTGTAAACCAACATCTAATTTTTTACCAGTTCTTTCTGCTTCCTTACCTAAATCTTTTACTTCTTCTGTTAATTTTTTAACACGCTTTTCTGCTTCTTTTGTGTTTGCTGCTAATTCTACTGCTACTTTTTCCATCTAACTTGTTTTATTAGTTTATAACCATTCTTTACTGATGTAGGTAAAGCGTATTTGCCTTGTGCAATACGTATGTTTTCCGTTTCCCCTTTTACTTCTTGTAGTAAGTCTAATATATTTTTTATCATAAATCACAATTTAATAATTCAAATTCTGTTTTTCCAGTTGTTAGATTTGTGGTCATTGAATTAATTTTGTAATATTTTTGCCCTATTTCTATTCTATCATATAATTGTAAACTACTAAATATTTTATATGGTAGGTATGCAGTTACTTTTGTTAATCTTCTTGTTGGACTAAACACCTCATTTATATAATTACTATATTGTGTTTGAAATAAACTATCAGTAAAAGCAGTAGCATTAGCATTACTATTTGCATTATATTCGTTAATATATCCATCAAAATGTATATTTACCTTACTTGTACTTGAATTAATATCTTTACTATTCATAGGTATATAGTAGTTATTAATACTTGTTTTATTATTAGCTAAATCTCTAATCGCAATATTAGTTCCACTTGCTATTCTGTATTTGTAAAATATTAAAGGCTCACCAATATATGATTCTTTGTTATCATCTACAAAATAGCCATATTGAATATCAGTATTTGAACCATCTCTTTGGTTAACTAATCTTTCATACATCATATGTTCAAAAGGTATTTCAATTTTATATTCGGTGCTTGGTGTATCGTAAATATCACCATCTAATGAATAACTACTTGAACCCCAAACTTTATTGTTTAATTGATTAAATTGTTGTGCTAAAAATGTTTTAACACCTTTGTAAGTGAAATTAATTTTAGAAAAAGGTAATGCAATATCTACTGAAGATTTTGTAGTATCTAAATACTTATCAATATTTACGGGTACAACTTGACCTTGTAATGTTGGTGCTTTACTGTAAAAATCATCTAATGGTTGTACTACAATAATATCGTTTTCTACGTATGCAGTTAAATTAAACATTTGAAATAAACCAGTTAGAAAATCTATAATTTTCATTTTAGGTATTTGCTCTAATATATTAAATTGTATAGTTAAATTTGTAGTAAATGCACTTGCATTACTGTATCGATATATAGATGTTATTTGTTGTACTGGATTAAATTCAACTTCTACGGATCTAACATACCATTCTATTTTACCAATAGCAAATTCAATAGTTGATTTACACGCTATTTGCACAACATACAAACCCATATTATCTAAATCATTATCAAAATCTATTGTTTGATTGCCTTGTTGGTTAACAAAACCTCCTACTTCAACACTACCCGATGCTAAATTAAATACCCTAACACTATAATCTACTGTTTGTTGTGTTGGTACAAATGATAAAGTTACTGATGTAAAACCATTATTTTGATTAGGTGTTTCTGATGGATAGTTTAATTGTAATCTTAAAGAACCCGATTGAATAATAGAATTTCTTGGGTTGCCATTATTAGATGTTTCTTGAAAATCAGAAGATGTATTATAAACCCTTTGCACTTGTTCAGTTGGCTCTACATCCCCTTTTTTTCGATGTAACCACATATACAAATTATAAAAATCTGTATTGGATGTATCATTAAAAAAATCATCTGAAAATGTAATATCTGGGTACTGTAATTCTATTGCTGATATTATAGCTTGTAATCTTAAAGCGTATTTGAATTGTGTAAAATTAAGACCATTATCAGCAAATGCACCATTACTACTATAAAACAAATTACCATAATCTACTTCGTGAATACTTGAATTGTAAGTTGCTCTATCTGTATGCGTAATTAATGGCACAATTAAATTACCTAAATATTCATTTTGCATAGCTGCTAAAACTGTACTATAATTATAATCAGTATCTAATATACTTAATTCAGTTAAATTACTTAATTGGTCATCACCTAAAATATCTTTTAAGTTAACTGTATCACCATAAAAAGTAACCTTGTATGTGTGTGGTACATTGTTTTTTAAATCAACACCAGTCAATGCTATTTTACCAGTCTTATATGGTATATTATTTAGTTCTAATGCAGCATTTACTTTAACCCTTGCATCAAAACCATCAGCTATATCATAATTGTAATAATGTTTAAAAATTGTATTGTTCTTTTTAGAAGCTGGTAATGAAAATGTTTTAGTAAATTCAGTAAAGATTTTCTTTATGTCTTTTACGTTTTGTATGGTTTGTGTAAAAGATACTGATTCATCTTTAAATTGATCTACTCTTTCTGCATCAGTATAAACAGTTACATTACCTATATATAAAACTAATTTTTGTTGCATTATCTAATATTGTTTATGTAATCAAATGCTTCTTCAAAATCAATAGTGTATTCTATTAGTTTATCGTTAACAGATGTTTTAAATGCTATTGATGATTTTTTAACTTTTACTGGTATAACTTCATCAGCACCACTAACTTTATTTATTCGCTCATACCAAACGTATTCACTTAATAAAAGTTCTTCAAAGAAATTATTAGCACCTTGTGGATAGTAACCACTACTTAAAGTAAATGTTTGTTTAGCAGTTGTATTAAACGTTTTATTAGGTGCATTAGAAATAGAATAGGTAGCTGGATTATTTGTGCTTGGGTATGTTAGTGTATTTGTTTTGTAACCCTCATTTTTTCTTGCAAGTGTTTTAGTTTCTTTTAAGAAAAACCATAAGTCTTGTTGAACACCATAGCGATTAATAAATATAATTTTTTTACCACTACCATATTTAGTACATTCTATTCTTTTTATAGTTGATGGGTATGTGCCACCTATTTCAGTTGAACCTTGTGCAAAACTAATTACTGGTATTACACTACCAAGAGTTTGTGGTACTTTACCAGTAAAAGCAGAAACACCAGCAATACTTTTAGGATAGTATAATTGTACTTCGTTTGTATCTGGATTTTTAGAAATTAAATACGCAGCAGTTGGTAATGTTGGGTTTGTGTTTTCTTCAAAATATCCATAGGCTTCAAAACCTACATCTGTAAAAGTAGTTGCTGAACCTACAACTGAACCAGTAGCATCAAATCCACTATAATTTGTTAGCGTAGTAGATATTGCTATTGTTTGTGGTATGTAATTACTGGCATAAGTTATATCTAAATAATCTCTTGCAAGTTCTGATATATCAAAATTTACTGTTATACTCTTTCTTACGTTTTTAATTAATGTATATCTTAAAGTTCCATCAATAGTAATTTGACATAAAGTAGAAGCAACACCACTTACTGGTATTTCCTTATACTTAAATTGTGGACTGCGTAAAGCTATTCTTGCCATATCTTATTTCTTTTGTGCTAATGTTATTGCGTACTCTACATCTAATATAAATGCTTCTTGCAATTCTTGTGGTAACCTTTCAAAACCCATTTCAAATGATTTGGTAAAAAACATTGTTGCCTTAATTCCTTTTTTCTTTATACTATCAGCTAATATATAACCCATAGATTTGTAAGTTATAAACCTACCAGTTTTTTTACTTCTTGGTATTTTATTTAATTTAGCTTTTGCCCACTTTGAAAATATACCAGTATTATATTCTAACCCTCTTAAATTACTGCTTGGCTTATAACTAAATGGACTGTTTTTATTTTCTATGTAATTACTATTAACACCCTTTACACCCCTATCTTGATATTCCCCATATTCTTCCATTTTAAAATCAAGAATAAAACCATCATCTGCTTTTTCAAAATCACACTTTAAAGAATCATATAATTCCCTTGTATAGTTTCTCTTTTTTTTAGTTAGTCTTGTTCTTGACTGTTGGATCACATATTTAGAAAATGATTCTAATGCTTTTTGTGTATTGGTTAAATCCATTAGCAGATAGTTATATCATTGTAAATTAATATTTCTATACCACAAGTCCAACCAGCTAACATATTTTCAAACCTATCATAAAAAGGTTCACAAGTTGGGTTACCCTCTAACTGGTACATATCTGTATGTAAATTTCCTTTACGTAAGTTTTGAATCAGTTTGTTTAAAACACTTAACTGTGTGTTAAGTATATCTTGTTCATTATCATTTCCAGTAAACCTATCAAGTGTTAATTCTTTTGATTGATCTACAATATCACAAGCAATTACTGTAATGTTAAATCTTAATACTTGTTCCTCTGCTACTACATTGTTTACTATTAAATGACCTAAAGGAAATATATCTTGTTTGTTTAAATTCAATTTTGAAACATCACCAGTTGAAACAGTATTGATGTTTACATCTGCAAGTAGTTGTTCTTTTATAGTTTCGGTTAATTGATAAAAACCTCTTATTCCTTGATTGCTCATCTTTTGAATTTACTTTTAATTTGTTTTGATTCTATTTCGTTTTTTTCCTTTACAAATGATAACATCATAAAACATTTATGTACTTCTAATTTGGTGATATTTTCAAGTCTTGTAATATCTCCATTAGCGAGTGTGTATATTGACTGATACCATCCCCATTTTCTGCTAAAATTTGCTGATGCGTTAAGTTCATTTCCTCCCCCATTTCCGAATAGTTCAGAATAGTTTTCGACAAGTCTATCCCTAAATTCCACAAAAAAAAAATTGATGACAAAACTGCATCCATTGGCATATCCAATAAATTTTCGCTTGTATCAACATTGTATTCTTTTATTGAGTACCTATCTTTTAATTTGTTTTCTATTGGTCTGTATAGAACATTCATTGTCTTTTCCATATTTTCCCAATCTGCAATGTAAGTATCTACATCAATATATTCACCTAATGTTAATTCATCTAACTGTGGATGAAACCCATACTCAACACTATCAATTTTAAACCTTTGTACCAGCTTTGGTTTTTGTTCAAACAATGAATTGATCTTGCTTGTAATTTTATCAAAGTCTGCCATCTTTAAACGCATAACGTTTTTCAGTTCAATATCACAAAATATTTCAATAGCTTTAGCATTTAAAAAATGTGATTCCTCTGTTTGCTTTTGTATATTTAGAAACCTTTTGTATTGACCTAAAGTAATATCAGATAACTTTGTGGGTATTTCAATATTTATATTCATATCTATATAACGTATTTATTTAACTATTTTATAGTAGTAAATATAATAAAAAAAAAGCAGCCATTTCTGACTGCCCTTTCCTTTCATAAAAAAAACTACTAACCTAAATCATACTTGCTT